GACGGGGGGGATCGGGTCTCCGGCGGCGTCGAAGAAAATTTTTTGCGTCAGAGATTTTGCGACTCCGTGACCGTCGAACTGATCGTGACAGTCCTTACAGACGTACTCGAGGTTGGAGTAGGACAGGCTGACGTCCGGGTCGGTGATGTTGTCCGGTGTCAGCGCCCACTTGTGGTGGACGATGTAGCCCGGCTTGTCCCGGCACTCTTCGCACAGCCCGCCATCGATGGTCCGGCGGAACTTGATATACCCGGCGCGGCATTTCTTCCAGCGCCCGGACGCGTAAAAGCTCGCGGCCCATGGCTGCATCCTGTTCCCTCCAATTCTTCACGCTATCACTGTAGCACAGATTTTAGGCTCTGTTAGCTCAACTTTTGCGGTAGCCCATTGCCCGCGCTGCCTCGTAGACAAAGCGGCTGTACATCCGCTTGGCCGTGGATGTGCTCACGTGCACCTGCCGGGCAGCGGACTCCAGACTCTCGCGCGGCCAGATCCATGTATGCAGGCGCACGATCTCCAGCACATCGCCGCCGTCCCGCCAGGTCTGCACGGTGTTGATGGCGGACTGGATCGCCGTGTAGTCCTCGTACTCCCGTGAGGACAGGACGCGCACCGCAATGTCCTCGACGGCGCGGCCGGAGGATTGCCCGCCTGGCTGTGAGGAATAGCCCGGCGTGATCTTCTGCCGGCTCATATCCCGAACCTGTCGGCTCAGTTTCGGGTATTCGCCGATGGTGCGGCAGACGTTTCCGTACCACCAGTATCTCGGCTTTGACACTTTCCCACTTCCTTCCTGCTTCGTTCTAAAACCTTACGCATATACAAGGCTTAATTTAAGCGGCTCCCGTTCCGCTTGTGCTCTGATCTTGGATCGACTACATACTTATAATATTGATACCCGTACTTTGTCGTCCGGGCCTCTACGAGGATGTAACCTCGCGGGGCGACGGGCGGATGCTTGAAGCTGTACTCGCGCACGGCCTCGGTTGCTGGTTCCGGCTCTGGGCGGATACAATTTCGCGTCGCTTTGTACCGGTGGCCGCCGAATTCTTTTCTCCAGTGCGCATGCAGGTAACTGGCAAGTGCTGTGTAGTCCTGGCCGTGGTCGACCTTGTTTCCCTGCTCGTCTATATAATAGTTGTGCTTTCGCAGGTGCCGAACCTCGATCACGCTGCCGAGCCCCCAAAGCCCGCCGATGGCCTCTTCCGGGATCCCCTCTGTTACCAGGTGCAAATGGAAACGATTGGTTGTTTTTCCTCTTCCGTAGAAAGCAACGATTTTGGCCTCCGGATAGTGATACTGCATGCGGCGCACAAGGTTGTCGCGCACTCTGCGCATTTCCTCTGCGGTATGTACCTCGTTTTCTGCATCCAATGTCAGGGTGGAATACAGGCTTGTGGGCGAGAAATTGGCGTTCATCAACGCAACGAGCCGATCCAGCGATTGCTTGCTGTTGAATTCATCGCGCTCCGCCTGCGTCTGGAAGCGCGGCTTTCGCGGCTTGCTGGTCTTTTTGTCCGCGCCATCGGACACGGTATAAACGATCTGCGTACATACCGCCCCTGTAAACAGGCGGCGCTTGTGCCTCTTTGCCATCATCCACACCTCTTTCTCCCGGGCGGACAGAGCCGTCCGCCCCTACATGGCCATCTGCCCGCTCAAAGCGTGGCCGGAAATTCCGGCCACCCGTTCAGCGTCAGTCCTTGTACCCGCACGCCATACACGTGCATGTATCTTCCTCTTTGTCCCAATAGCAGTACCCGACAGCTCCGCACTTCGGGCAGATGCCCCACGGGCCTTTCTTACCCGCAGGGTCTGGCCCCGGGCCGATCGGTGTCTCGTCTCGCAGTGTAGCTGGAGACTTCGGCCACATTTCGTCAAGCAACGCGTCTATCCTGCTTTTCAGGCTTCGCAGCTTAAAAAACACCAGCACGCCCAGCGCGATCCACTCCAGCGCGGCAGCAAGCTCCAAAATTTCAATGATCATTTTCTTCTCCTTCCACTCCTTCCAATTCTCCTTTGCAGTATGTACAGCGGCTCGGCAGGCTCTTTTTCAAACCGCCTTTTTTCCAGAGTTCGAAGCACGGTTTCTCCGGTCTGCCGCAGTATGGGCATCGGTAGACACGGAAGATATCATCCCAGCGCCAGACCATGCGGACTGCGTTTTTCTGTTTCAAGCCCCATCACCTCCCTCATTGCTTCAACCAGCCTCTTTTCAAGTTTGTCCTGGTCGATCGTTACGCCCTCCTGCTCTACCCACACGCCGTCCGTGCGCTTCGTAAATCCTGCTGGCGCAAAATTTCTGGCGTGTTCCAGCTCCGGCGTATGCCTGCACGTTGGATAGCTGCATTTCTCGCAAGCCTTTCTGTCGCAAAGGAACAGGATATTCCGCTCCTTCGCCCGCGATACGCTGCGCGGCAGAAGAACGACTGGCTGCCCGATCTCCGCCGCAAGCTGCTCCTGAAGCTTTTTCCGATCGCCGTCACGCAGCACGACTGTGCATTCCAGCAAAATCATTTTCTTTTTTCCTCCACGTCTTCCGGCGGACGGCTGAACGAGAATTCCTTGCGGTTCCCAACAAACTTGGGCTCCGTCCACCTAATCCCAGCGATTTTCATGCCGCATTGCGGGCATTTTTGTGGTCTGACGATTCGTTCTTCGAGTCCAAAGTCAAGGGTGTCTTCTGCGCCAAATGGAAAGATGTGCCGTCTTGCATCGTCGCTCACGCTGAATTCGTCGAAGACATAGTTGCATACCGGGCAAACGGGGCACGAGTCCAAGACTCCCTCGCTCTTGCTTCCTCGTTTTTTGATGTTTTCTTCTGTTTTTCTCTGATTTTCTTCCGCCGCGTCGTTTTCCCGGATCTTCTGGTAGTATTCCAGCAGCTTCTCCCCGGCATTTTTAAGCAGCACGGTATAGCAGTCCGGCACATCCTCCGGGAACCAGCCTGCGATGGGGCCGCCGCTCAACAGGCACTTGTCGCAGTCGTCCGCCCTGCACGCCTCTATCGCCTGCATGATCTCCGTAAAACTCATATCTTTTTTGCCGAGCAGCAGCGCTTCCCGGCGTTTTTCATTTCTGCTCATTCCTGTGCCGCCTCCAGTTCCTTGCGCTCCTGCATAAAGCCGTGCAGGAATAGCTCCAGCAGAGCGGCGGCGCGGTTGGTCAGCTTGGTGAAGTCCTTTTTGCTGATCTTCAACTTTCCTGTCGTGACGACCTCTGTGTCTGGCCTGCCGATGATCTGGATGGTCGGGTACGGTTCCAGCGTCTTCGAGCCGTCATCCTCGATCTTGTAGAGCGGCGGCGTCGTCTGCTCCATCACGATCCGCGGCGGGTATTCCTCGCCGCGGAAACTGACGTCCCAGTGCAGATCGTCATAGTCCTTTACAAACTCATCCAGTTCGACCGAAAACATATCCATGATCCCTGCCATTTTGATACTCCCTTCAAATTGTGATGATCTCCCGCCTCGACTGGCGGGTGAATTTTCGTTCCGGGCAGAAGCGGCATTCGGTGCAGCTCCAGGCGCCGCGGTAGTTGTTGCGCGTCGGGCAGAGTGGGTTGTAGCAGATCCCGGAGCCTGCCCGCTGCGGGCCGCGGCCGAATTTTTTCTTCTTCGGTTCGGTTTTTGGCTTTTTGGCTGGATCCTTCTTGGTGACGAGCGTGGCCGCGCGTTCTTTCCGGAAGCAGCCGCAGCTTTTTGCATGCCCGTTCCGGAGGTATCTGCCGTCCTTGCTGCAGACGGTCCCGCATTTACACCGGCAGATCCAGTGTGCCGTGTCTCCTTTTTTGCTGGTATCCCGCCCGATGACGTGCAAATATCCAAAGTCTGTGCCCGTCAGATCGACTACGTGTGACATTTCCATTCTCCTTTCGTCAGGGGCCGGTCTCCCGGCCCCTTTGCAGGGCGGACTTGCACCGCCTGCGCCTGCGCGTCCCCCTGTCGCCGCAGACGAGCTGCCCTTGTCTGCTCAGGCAGCTTTCCATAAGGAGGTAACACGATGCCGCCGGGCGATCCCTACACCCGGCGTGGGGTAACGTTGACGGTTCCCATTCGCGCGCACGTTCCACACGCGCTTTTTATCCCCGGCCCGCGGGCTTGAGGTTTCGCGGGCCGGGTGCAGAGCCGGGGTGATCCTCCCGCAGCCGTCTCATGGCGGAGCGGCCGCGGCCAAAGTCCGAAAAAATATGGTTCCCCGGCTGATTGCTGGTCTTAGTCCTCGGGCTGGCTGATATCCTTGCGCCGCAGCCCGTCGGCGTTCTCGGTCAGCGGCAGCGCCTGCCGCCGCGCGTGCTCATCCGGGTTCCAGCCGCACCGCGCGCAAAGAACCGGCGCGATCTTTGCATACGGGCAGGCATTGCCCTGCTTCGGCAGCCCGCATGCTTCGCGCGGGCTGCTCTCGTTTTTTTCTGGCATGTTAGACCTCCTGGATCTCGATCCCGAATTTGGACCGCATGAATTTGCGGTTCCGCAAATACTCCTTTGTCCGCGTCGGCTTGGACTTCACATCTTCGACGACGAGCTTGCCGCCGAATTTGTACGAAAAGTCCGCCGTGTACCGGATCGCGCGGATCCGCTCGCCGGTTTCGGTGATGTAGCTCTCCTGCAAGGTGAACTGCGGCTGCAGCCGCAGGTCGGAGATGATCCCGGCCCGCAGCATCACCATCAGCTCGTCATACCGCCGCGCCTCCTTCTTGCTGTCAAAGCGCAGCTCGCCGCGCGTATCCTTCCGGCTGCCGTACTTCGTCTTCCCATGGCTCCCCTTTTGAATGGGAGCTGGCGCCGCAGCGCCTGAGAGGTCGCGCATCTGCCGCGCGTAAGCCTCCCGCATCCTCGGCGGCATGTCCGCCATGGATTCAAACCGCAGGCCGCTCATTCGGCTGCACCGTCCATCCGCGCGCCGCAGGCCGGGCAGAAACTCTGAATCCGAAGAGTTCCTTTCTTAAAAGCGTTCCGGCAGTCCGAGCATACGATTGCCGCTTTAGGAAAGCGAATCGTTTCCCCGCTCTGCGCGTCATATTCGCGCCAGTCCGCTTCTTCCCAGTGTGCGTGGTGTACCTCCGCAACGTCGGCGGCTGGCTGACGCAGCAGGAGCGTTTTTACCCGCGGAGGCGTCCAGCGCGGATTTTCCGCGTTGCAGGCTTCAAAATCTTTCAGCGCCGCCTCGCGGCTGATGTATTCGTCAGGCATTTCCCATACACTCCTTTACAATTCTGTCCTTCATCTCCGGCGGCAGCGCTTCAAGTATGGGAATCCGTGATAGAATCTCAAGCTTCAAAAGCCTCTCAGCCTGCCGGTTCGTCAGCCTCGGTTCCCGCTTCTTCGGCAGCAGCTCGCCTTTTGCTGCCGCAATGGCGACCGGGTTGTGTTTATGTTGGCCCATCGTCCCGCACCTCCACATATGCCTTTTCCAGCAGCTCGTCAACGTCCGTCTCGTCGCTGCAGGCCAGGAAATCCCCGTTCTCATCAAAATACAGATATGCGGTATAAGGCCGTGCCTCGATCCCTGCATACTTTTTGAGCAGATCGTGCACCTCTTCCACGCCGAAAGCGCTGGCGTCTTCAAGCTCCTCCCTTTGGGCTTTTGTGATGTATTTAGCCATCTTTCCTGCCCTCCATCGCCCGCTCGGCCGCCTCGCGGCTGATGTATTCGTCAGGCATCTTCGTCGCCTCCAAAGTGCTCGTCGTATTCTTCTGGCGTGATGAACTGAATATCGTCGCCGGTATAGCCGAGACGGTCGAGGCACATCAGCTCAATCAACGTATCCTTGTTGACACACTTGCACAGATCTTCATACGGGATCGTGTTTTCTGACTCGAAGCTCATCTGCGCTCCGACCTCTCCTCGGACGGTAAAACACACTCGATTTTCAACCATTTTCGTTCCTCCTATTCCAAGCTTTGTATGTAAATCTTCACGGCAATTCCTCCACATACCGCCAGCTCTGCGGCGGGCGGGTGACCGGCTTGGGTTTTGCCTTGAGCGCTACCTCTACCTCATTTGGCACAGCGTAAAATTCCCGCAGTTCGCGCGGGGTGTCGTAAATCTTTAGATTGGAGATGTGCAATCCGTAGCCGACGCCGCCGTCCAGATACTTCTCCAGCTCGTCTTTTGTCATGCAGGCATCCGCAAGAAGCGTATCAAGTGGTGTGCAGTCCATGTTCCAATCGCAGATGCAATATTTCGGCGGATCACAGATTGCTCCTACTCTGACGATCCTTTCAAAAATGTTGTCGCATACAAATTCACCGATGATCTTACCATTCCCCCGATATGCTCCGCCGCATTTAGCAGCCTTGAAAACATCCGCTATTTTATCAGGATGGAGAGACCGTTCCCTTTCCTTCAAAATCCAAAGCATATCAGCGCTCTGCGTGCAGTAGATATAGCACTTAAACGGCGTATCCATCTTCGGTCGCGTCTTGCGCACCTCAATGGTCTTCCGCCCTTCCATGATCTTCTGGCACCACTCCGGGTGGAGGCTGATCAGTACAGCTTTACTCATGCTTGTCTCCTTCCTCCGGCGCTTCCGGCAGCGGCATCCAGTGGGTGACGGTGCACGGCAAGGCCATGCACAGCCACGTCCCGGCCTCTTTGTGATAATTGCCAATATCAACGCCAAAGTACGGGCTATAAATCATGTAATTTATAAGCGTATTGTCTTCTTCGTTTTTCCACGCCTCCGGCGGCCCATCCTCCACGCTGATCCACTGCGGCACCTTCTCCCGCAGCGCCGCGTTCTCGGCGGTCAGGCGCTCGATGAGGTCGGCTGCGGCCGTATTTACCTCTTCAAAACAGTCTTTGTTCCCTACTACGGGGCATTTTTCGCACGGGACTCCAAATTTGCAGCACCGCAGCGCCTGCACGATTTCCTTGTCTATCATATATCCTCCATTCCTTCAAGAACCATTTGTCCCGGCAAAACGCCGTCTTCCATCCACCAGTGCATCACGTCCTCGCCGGTTTCGCCAAAGCGCATACCTCCGTCCATTTTCCCGCGCCGTTTGCGCTCATCGAGCATCCGGTCGAACGCCCGGATATAGGCAGCTTTGATCTTCGGGTACTTTGCAAATTCGGCGTACCGCGTTACTTTTTTGGCAAGAGGGCAGCCGATGCACCCCACGCGCTTCCATCCGCATTCATACAGCGGATTCATGCAGATTTTTTCAGAAGAAGCGTAGTCCAACACGTCAGATTCCGTCCAGTCGATGATTGGATTGATCGTCCGCGTCCCCTTGAGCTGGCAGTTTTCCATCATCATTCGGCTTTCGTCGTTGTCATTCATCAGTATCAACCGCTTGGATTTGTCCTTGTGCAGGGCCTCCATAACGCCGCGGGATTTGCGCTTTTGCGACTCGGCCCACCGGACGCCGGTCGCGATCCACCTCCCACGGCCGCTGGTCTCTTTGAGCGCCGCGCAGCAGTACCGCACCAGCCGTGTCGGCGGCATGAGTTTGCGCGGAATCAAATTCCACATCGTCACGTTCCCGCCGTCCGATGTGCGGTGGATATCGATGGTGCATTTTACGCCTGCCAGCTCCAAGTGCCGGAAGGTGTCCCGCACATGCCAGACGGTCTCCGGCGCGTCCGCCGTGGTCAGCGAATGCAGCACCTCATACGGGATACCGGCTTTGCCCGCCAGATGCAAAAGCACGTCCGAGTCCTTGCCGCCCGAGTATGTAATCACAAGCGGCTGCTTGTACAGGCGCAGGCTCATATCCGAGGCCATTTTCAGCCGCTCAATCGCGGTTTGCTCTAAGTCCATTGCCGTCCTCCCTCCCCGGCGTCAGCTTGGCCAGCATGATCTGCCCCAGATCCGCAACGTAGACCAGCCGCCCGCGGCTGTACACCATCAGCTTGTCGCCCTGGATCTCCATCCGGTCGGCCTCGATGTTCGTGATATCCTGGCAGGCGTCACACACGAACCTCATACCAGCGCCCCCGGCCGGGTGTCCGGCGTGTAGTGGAGCTTGGTCGCACGGGCGTTCTGATGGTACTCCGGACGGGTGAATTTATAGCCCCAGTGCTTGGCGGCGGTAAAAAGGGCCGCATAGCCGTCCTCGGCGCGGACGGTTAGTTTCTGGTCTCCATATGTAACGGAAAAGTGGTTCTGGCCGGTGTATCCGGCCTGGGCGATCACGGCGGGGCGCCGCGGCGCCCGCTCGCCGGGGTAGTCGATGCTATTTCGCAATGTGTTTGCGCCTCCTTATCTGGTTGTCGGCATGGATCATCTGCTTTCCCGCTGCAAGATCGGGCTGCAGGCTGTCCCTGTCGCGGTGGTTGACGTCGTAGATGTGGTTCCGGATGCTCTCGTAGAGCGTCCAGGTGCAGCACCCGGCGCGGCATGTGCCGCTTCTGTCCGGGCAGTTCCGGCCGCAGGGCGGCGGGATGGGCCGCATGCGCGGCGCAAAATAATTCACTCCGCTTCCTCCTGTACGTGCTGCAGCCATGCCGCGAGCGTTTGCAGCGCCGACTCGCGCTGCAGCAGGTCTTCGACCGTGTCCCGGTCGACGCGCGGCATGCTCTGCAGGATCTCCCGGTCGTTGGCGCAGTCATCGGCAAAAGCCAGGACGGCGTCGATGATGTCGGCCAGCTGATCCGGCCGGAGCTCGACCGGGATCTTTGGCTCGTCCTTCACCGGCTTCACAGGATCCCGTAGGTCGTCAGGCCCAGCGCGATCGCGCCGGTTGCGACGCAGGCGTCGGCCATCTCTGCGTACCCGGCGATCACCGCCAGCACAAAGGCCGCGCCGCCCAGCCACACGCAGCAGGTTTTTGCCACCCGCCGCATGGCCTCCCGGTACCGCAGCTCCTCCAGCAGTCGCTCCTGCCGCTCCCTGGTCTCTTCCTCCGGCTCATACCCGAGCCGTTCCGCAAGATTGGTTCTCATTTCTTCTCCTCCGTTTCATCCGTTGCGGTCTGTACGGTCTCTGCCGCTTCGATCTTTTCCAGCATCCGCTCGATATTCCTGTGTTCCTTCTCAATTCTCTCGAGTTCTTTCCCGATGGCTTCCCGCCATGCTTCGCTGCCCGGCTCTCCCTCTTTGAGACGGAACGCATCCGCATCCATCCGGATCATGTTCCTTTCGAGCATCCACTTGAGATGCAGCCATTCTTCCGTTGTCAGAAGCAGCTTTTTCATGCCTTCGCCTCCGTCTCCTGCATCCGCCTGACGAGCCGCGACAGACGGGCGTTTTGTGTAACGAGCTTCTGCGCGTCCAGGTCAAGCCCCTTGCGCTTCAGCCCGTTTATGATCTGCGCAGCCTGGCACTCACACACCAGCGCCGCCTCGATCAGATCATGCAGCTCCTGCGCATCCAGCGTCAGGGTGTAGGTTTTGACGTTCGCCATAATATCGACTCCTATGTACGCGCCTTGCGGCGCGTTTAATTGCTGGCCGCGGGCAGGCGCCCTTCGGCTGCGGCCCGCTCGAGGATCTGCCACGCCACGCGGCGGGCAGCCTGCCGGTTGGCCTCCTTCTGCTCCGGCGTCAGCCGGCGCAGGTAGTTGTCGGCGATATACGCCGTGCAGTTTGGAAAATGATACTCGGCCACGATGTGCGGCTCTTCGTCCGCGATCGGGTCATACGGCTTTCTCATGGGTCAGCCTCCTTCCGGCTCTAGTTTTTCCAGATTTTTCAGCTTTACGCAGTTTGCTTGTCCTGCTCGGGCTCCTGCTTGGCTTCCTTTGCCAGCGCCATACCATAGGCAATATCGCTCAGACGCTGCATCTGTGCCGGCGTCAGCTTCTCGGTGCTCTTGTTCAGGTTCTCGATTGCCTGCTTTTCCTTCTCGGACATTGTTCTCACCTCGCGTTGTCGCAACACTTTATTTCCGTGTTTTGTATTGTGACTACACTGTACCACCATTCTGATGTTTTGTCAATACATGTTTACGAAATATTTTGCATATTTTTGTATTGACAATACATCCATCGCGTGTATAATATAGTCATGAGGTGATTTCAATGACCATCAACGAGCGAATCAAAGAGATCCGCAGATCTTCCGGACTCTCTCAGACCGACTTTGCCGAACGTCTCGGCACGACCCGCGGCGTGATCACAAACCTCGAGGGCGAGAAAACAAGCCCCAATGAGCCGTTCATCAAACTGATCTGCCGGGAGTTTAACGTGAATGAGGACTGGCTCCGCACTGGTGAGGGCGAGATGAAACAGAAGCTGACGCGGAATCAGGAGATCGCCGAGTTCATGGGCGTCGTCATGCACGACCCGGACGACTCGCCGCGCAAGCGGTTTGTATCGATCATCAGCAAGCTCAGCGTTGACGAATGGCAGCTGCTCGCCGAGATCGCAAAAAAAATGGCCGAGGACGGATGACCGCCCTCGGCTCTTTTTTCTCTATGCGACCAGTCCGCGCAGGAAGCGCCAGACCAGATCGAGTTGTTCCGTTGTCGCAAGCCGCAGCATGCGGCGGATGTCCTGCAGGTAAAAACTTCGCGTCATTCTATCCGTTCCCCCATTCTTCCACAAAAAGACCGTTCATTTTTTGTTCATTTTCCCGGTTGTGCTTTCCTCGGCGGTGGCTTACAATATTTGTAGGTTCCTTTCCCTGACTCGCATGATTATATTAGAACATACGTTCGATATTTACAATTATGAGAGTCTACAAAAATTTACATATCAAACTGGAGGTTTTTCCATGAAACAGACATGGCGCAGGGTTCTGCTTGTGCTGGTCTGCTGTGTGCTGGCCTTTGTCGGCTGGGTCGGGCTGCTCCGTCTGGCGGACACGATCTCCGCCGCCTGCTCTTACAAATCTTCGCCCGCAGAGCTTCGCGCGGCGGCCGACGCCGCTGTGCTCCCCGCCGCGGATCCGGCCTTTACCGGCAGCGCGGAATATACAGACGCGGAACAGGCCGAGGCGCAGGCCGAGTATTACGCCAGCATCGGCGGTGACCCGCTTGATGTGGAGCCTCTGGAGCCGATCGTCGGCGATTTTGTTTCGTTCCTCCCTGGCACGCTTCCCGCAGAGGCTCCGGCCATCTCCGGTGCGACCGGCGACAGCATCCACACGTATATCTACAACAAGTCCAGCGGCGTTTTCCATCTTCCCGGCTGCTCGCACGTCGACCAGATGAACCCCGAGAACCGCGGCAGCTTCACCGGCTCGCGTGAAGAGGCCGCCGCGCTGTACACGCCGTGCAAGGATTGTGACCCGTAGGAGGTTTTATGTACTGTAACAAATGTGGCAAGGAGATCGACGATGAGGCTTTGATCTGCCCGTACTGCGGCTGCGGGACCGTGAATTACATCCGCGACCAGGCGAAGGCCGAGTCCCGCGCGCGGGAGCCCCGCCAGCCCGCGCAGAAGAAGCGCTCGACTGCGCTGCTGCTCTGTATCTTCCTCGGCGGCTTTGGTGCACATCGGTTTTATGTCGGCAAGATCTGGACGGGGCTTCTTTGGCTCTTTACGCTCGGCTTTTGGGGCATTGGCACGCTGGTTGATTTTTGCCGAATCTATGATAACAAGTTCACAGACGACGCCGGGCGCCCGCTCTACGATGAGTACACGGATGGCATGACGCCTGAGGAATACGAGTCCGCCGTCGCTGGTCCCCGCAGAGTCCGGAAAGTTATCATCGTCATTGCCCTTGCGCTTTGTGCTGGCTGCTTCCTGTTCGTCCGCGTCATCCCCGGCCTCATGTACGCGCTTGGTTTTTGAGATGTCGCCCGCGCCGCTGGCCGAACAACGGCGCGGGCTTTTGCTTGCGCAGGCGACCGGGAGCCGTCTGTAACTTTAGGATAGCCTGTCCACGGTAGACTTGTAAAGATATTACAGTTGCTTTTTGCAGTCAGACGTCTTGCTTTTTTGGGGGGAATGACATGTTTTGAATGAAAAATTATCTGATTTATGCCGTGAGCAGAAGCAGACGATCACTCCGCACAAAACAAACCAGGACGTCGCCGAAAATACCGACCTTTCCGTCGGCACCGTCTCCCAGTTCTTTCGCGGCGACATCAAAAATCCGTCCGTTTACACGGTCGGCCCGATCTGCCGGGAGATGGGCGTTTCTATGGATGAGTATTTCGGCATCCCGCCTGCCGAGCCTGCCGAGCCTGCCGAGCCTCCCGATGCCGAAAAAATCCGCGCCGAGAACGCGGCCCTTCGTGCGCAGCTTGCTCAGCAGCAGAAGTCCCTGCGCATGCACCGGCTTGTGACGCTCATCCTCTTGGGTATTCTTTTGCTGTGTGCCCTTGCGCTTTTGGTCGACGTCCTCAGTCCATCAATCGGCTGGATCCACACATAAATAAAACCGCCCCGGCTCAGCGCCGGAGCGGTATCCGTATAACCTTTTGCCCTTGTGGTGAGAATCTGCTTATGAACTTTACATCTACCTGGAAAATCGCCGACCCGCTCGCGCAATACATCATTTACCTGCGCAAGTCCCGGAAGGACATGGAGGCCGAAGCTCTCGGCCAGACCGACACGCTCAAGCGGCACCGGGCCGCGCTTTTGTCGCTGTCCGAAAGCCGCGCGCTGAACGTCGTGGAGATCTGCGAGGAAGTCGTGACCGGCGACTCCATTGCCGTCCGGCCGGAGGTGCAGAAGGTCCTGCAGCTCGTCGAGACCGGCAACTACGCGGGCGTCATCGTCATGGAGGTCGAGCGTCTGGCGCGCGGTGACACCATCGACCAGGGCATTATTGCTCAGACCTTTAAATACTCCGACACCCGCATCATCACGCCGAACAAGACCTACGACCCGAACAACGAGATGGACGAGGAATACTTTGAGTTCGGCCTCTTTATGTCCCGGCGCGAGTACAACACCATCAAGCGCCGCCTGTCCCGCGGCAAGGAGGCGTCCTTGCGCGAGGGCAAATGGATCTCCGGCAAGACGCCCTTCGGCTGGTCGCGTGAGAAGCTGCCGAATGACAAGGGCTACAAGCTCGTCCCGCACCCGGAGCAGGCCCCCATCCTGCAGCAGATCTACAACTGGTACACCGGCGAGGGCTGCGCGCGCATCGGCGCGAAGGCGATATCCACGCGGCTGAACAGCCTCGGCGTCCCGACCAACTCTGGCAGCCTCTGGCGCGCGGACTCTGTGCTGGATATCCTGCGCAATCCGGCAAATGCGGGCTGGATCAAGTCCGGTGGCCGGCCGGAGACGAAGCGCATTGTCGACGGCGCTGTCGTCGTCAGTCGCCCCCGCACCCGGCAGGAGAATCTGAAGCTTTATAAAGGCCTGCACGACGGCCTGATCTCGCAGGAGCAGTATGACAAGGCCGTCGCTCTGAGCTATTCCAGCGCCAGCCCGCGCGGCAAGGGCGCATGGGGGACCGTGACGAGCCTCGCCGGGCTCGTCCGCTGCGACCAGTGCGGCCGCGTGATGGTGCGCCGTCCGTCGTCCGGCAACCGCCGCGATACGCTCCTTTGTCCCTCCTACGGCTGCACGACCGTCAGCGCGTGGTATGATGATGTGGAGGACGCCGTGCTGGATGCTCTGCGTGGCTGGCTGCGCGAGCTGGAACTCGGCGAGGCCGCTGCGCCAGATGACACGCCCATGCGCACCGCGCTCGAGTCCTCGATCGCCGCCGACCGCAAGCAGCTTGCCAAGCTGGAGGCGCAGGAGGCCCGCGCGTATGAGCTGGTCGAGACCGGCGTCTATACGCCGGAGATCTTCTTGCAGCGCTCGCAGGCGCTCGCCGCCGACAAGCAGGTCATCGTCGACCGCATCGAGGCCAGCCAGACCACGATCGCCGAGCTGGCTCGCGCCAAGCAGGCCCGCGCCCGTCTGGCCCCCGCCGTCCGCCGCGTCCTCGAGACCTACCCGCTCGCCGCATCCCCGCAGGAGAAAAACGCCCTCCTGAAAACTGTCCTGCAGAAAGTCCTCTACCATAAACAGACCAAATCCTACACCAAATCCGGCAGCGACATGCACGTCACCCTCTACCCCCTCGCAGATTGATGGTTGTACATTTATTTGGTACGCATGAATGAATCCCATCTAAATATAGATTCTATAGCAAGCGGAAATCCCTCCTGGTGACAGGAGGGATTTCTTTATTTTGCGATATGATCATAATACGCCATGAGCTTCTGTTCCGGCCCCGGGCCGTCTTTATCGAGCAGAAACGCCTTTGCCAGCGCGGCGTAGAACTCCGGGCGGTTGAGGCCGAACTCTACGGCGACGGGGTAGTAGTCCGAGTACATCATGTTCATGGTCACGCCCCACGCCCAGCGCGGGACCACGGGCGCCTGAATGCCCATGCTCTCGGCCACGGCCGTTGTCTGTTCCATCGTCCAGTGCGGGCCGGTCGTACCGTCGGCGTTTTGCATGTTGGCTGCCCACTGCATGGCGGTCGCGCGGTCAAACTCGACCGTCTCCGGCTCGTCGTGGTCCTCGAGCTTATCCAGCCGGCACAGCAGATCTGTGACTGCTGCGGCCTGCTCGACCGTACGCATGGACACCGGGCACTCCGCGATCTCCCGCAGCGCGGCGTGGAGTTTGTCTTTATACGCCTGCATGATGGCACCTCATGCGAGCTTGAGCAGCCCCGTGCAAAGCTCGATCACGGAGCCTGCGGCCGTGCTGTCGGTCGTCGCCACGAGCGTGAATGTATGATTGACGCAGCAGCAGCACCCGGACAGCTCCAGATCCGTCTCCGTGTGGATCTCCGCATTGCCGGATGCCGGCAGCGTGACGCGCTTGAGCGTGCAGGGCAGCGCGACGCCGTCCATGTACCACTGCAGGGTCAGGACGCCCGCGGCCGTCGCCGCGATGACCGCATCTGCGGCCAGATGATACAGGCCGATCTTGACCGTGTCGTAGCTCTGCGGCTCGACCTGGATTGACGAACCGGAATTGACGACCTTTGCCCCGGCCAGCGTCAGCACGTTTTCGCTGTCTGCCGCGAGCAGTTGGGGCGCGTTATTAAAATATCGGACGCATGATTTTTGATACGCCCGATTTCCATTGCCGTTATTACAAGCCATTTTCATTACTCCTTCCGTTTGGGCTTATGTGAAGGGGCATTATGCCCCGGATAGCTATATCAGGATGGGTCCGCGTCAGCCGCCGCAGCCGCACGGATTGCAGGGCGGATTCTGGTAGTACCTGCCCAGCTGGCCGAGGATGTACTGCGACTGCATATAGTCGTTGTTCGCGGCGCGGCTCTGTGCGAGTTCGTCGCGCAGGCGCTGGTTCTCCTGCTGCTGCAGGAGCGTCCGGGTCGCCTCGCCCTCGGCGTGGATGGCCGTCTTGATCTCGCACGCGTTGATGCTGGCGTTGTAGTTGACGCCGTCGATCGCGCGGAGAATGTCGCAGCAGCACTTCTGCTGCACAGAGATGCCGCTCTCCGTGACGGACTGCAAATCGCGCAGCTCGCCGAGGATGTTGTAGGCGTTGTCCTTGACAGCGCTGGTGACGTCATACGCGCCCTGGCGCGTTGCCGCGACACCCTCGTTGTTCTGGCGTTCAAGGGCCGCAAAGTCCGTCGCGCGCTGCACGTCGGCCTGCGTCGCCGGGGCACTCTCGCCGCTGCCGCCGAAGCCTCTGCCCGCGAAGAGCAGGAAGAACAGCGCGATCAGGATGACAATGCCCCATCCGCCGAAGCCATAATCCTTATCCATGGTTTTCCCTCCTTTCTGGGTGGAATGAAATTTGATAGGCGCTTTCGCGCGGTATCACTTGCCGATCTGGCCGACGAGCTCGCCGACCGTCTTGTTTTTGTTTGCCTCGAACCACGCCTCAAAGCCTGGCTGCGAGGCCAGGAAGCTAAGCACCATCTGCGGGCTCTGCCCCTGCAGCGTCGTCTTCGCTGTCTGCAGCAGACCGTTCAGCAGCTTGTTTCCCCCGCCGTTTCCGCCCATCAGGGCCATAATCGGATTTTGCATTGAGCTTTCCCTCCAGTTCTTCGATTTTCCCGGCCATGCTCTGCAGGCCGGCCGTGATCTGTTTCAGCTGCTCCTGCAGCTGGTTTGCCGCCTTTTCCTCTTCTGTCGGCTCCGGGAAGATCCGGAACCGCGCGATGGTCTTGGCCGCCATGCTGTCCGTGCGGATGTAGTACAGCAGGTTCTCGGTCTCGTGCAGCGCGAGCGCGTTGTCGTTCGGCTGCATCTGCAGGTTGTTGATGCTGGCCTCGCTGGCCACGGTCAGCACGCCGAGCTTCGGCGGCTGCGGCGGCAGCTGCGGGCCCTGCGGCCGCGGCATGGGCTGCAGCTGGATCTGCTGCGCGCCGTCCATCTCCCAGCGGCCCGTGTACGGGTTGTACGCCATGCGGTATCGCCCCTTTCTGCTACCATTCTAGCGTTTCCCCGTCCCCGCTGGGGGGCATTTGTGTACCATTTGTGTACCATTTGTGGGACATGTGGGCATAGAAAAAGCGCCATGAGCCGTTGCTCATGGCGCTTTCTCTTTGTCTGTTTTCCCTGCCAGACGGCGGGCGATATTGTAGATGTGCGGCAGGCGGCGGGAGATGGTTTTTCGGTCGACGCCGATCTCGGCGGCGGCGTCCATCTGCGGGAGCCTGCGCACGATATAAAGTATCACGATCTGCTGATCGATCACGTCCAAAAGTCCCTCGTCGGTGACGCGCTCCCAGTCGCTGCGCGTGAGGTGTTCCAGCTCCTTCGGCAGAGCCAGCCGCGCAGTTATGCTTTCGTCACTCCCTTCGGCCCGCCGCCGGGCGGAGGCTTACTTTTCCTTGTGATTCAGCACAGCGATATTGCCCTTGTTGCTGACTTCGAGATCCAGCGCGGCGGCGATATCGCGCACCTTGACGTAGTTCGTGCCGTCTTTCAGGATGCGTTCAACGGCGACTTCTTTACCGTCCACGATGATCTTGCTCTTTTCGACCACTTCTTTTTCCCCCTCTCCGTTCTTTCCATCTTCGAGGGCCATCACGGTATGGCCCGAGCTTACCAGCACGTCCCCGCGCAGGAGATTGGCGTCTGTCGTCAGGTACTTGCTGCCGGTCAGCAGCTCGAAGTCCCCCGTTGCGGGCCAATCGTGCCGCATGCAGTAGGTGGTGCAGCTGTTGCCCTGCCGCCGGAAAAGATCCTCCAGCTTGTGCACGCCTGCCGAGATGGCGCACAGCATCATAAATGCCGAGCAGTCCGTTTCCACCGGCTTTGTGATCTTGCTCAGATCCCATCCCACGGCCTTTGCCGCCGCATACGCGGTGTTGCGATTGTCCATATCGTAGCCGATATTCTTGTTCTTCACGCCGGCCTCGCAGGCTTTCGCGGCCAGCTCCGCCTTTGCCGGGTCCTTGAACCGCAGCACTCCCAGCCACACGGCTGGATACCACGTGGAGAAATTCAGCTCCCGGCCCGTCTGGTTTCCGGGCTGCTGCCCGTGGCCGCCTGTTTCACCGAGACTGGCCTGCCCGATCTTGATACTCATACCCGCTCACTCCCGTACAGCTCGTGGTGCAGCTGCAGCACGGCGGCCTCGATCAGCTTGTCGATCGTTTCCACATCAAATTGAATGCCCTTCTCGGCGAGGAAGTTCACGACATACGCCTTTTTCGCCGCGCCGTCCGTCGCGGTGTACAGCTGCTCCGCCGCCTTTACGCCGATCTCAACGTAAGTGCGGAGCGTTTGCAGCTTATCCGCGTCGATCTTCGTCTTGATCCACGGGATCAGGAATGCCGAAACGAGCGCGCTGATGAGCGCGATCACTGCCGAGATGATTTGCGTGTAGTCCATAAGTATGCTCCTTTCAATCTTTCAGCACGATCTCCGCGATGCGTGCTGCCGCTTCCGGGCCGTATTTTTCAGCCCATTTATCCATGTACTTCTGCGCGTACTTCGCGCGGTTCTCGTTCTTTGCCTTCCAGAGATAGAATCCGCTGGAAGCCGTCGTTTCAGCCAGCACCGCAAGCGTGATCTCCGTCAGGTCTGCGCCTGCCGCGCAGGCGATGATGAGCGCGAGGCTGACGAGCGCGCTGCAAATCAGCCACTTCTTGCTAAACTCCATTGCTATGCCCGCATTGCGCCTCCAGCTGGTGCAGGAATTTTTTCACGTCGCCGTTCCCGCCCATCTTTTTATACTTCTCTCCGGCGATCAGGCGTTCGGCCATCGGCATTTCCTCGCTCATGATTGTGAGCCGGAGAATTGCGAGATACTGCTCGTTCTGATGCGTCTGCATCTTGTCGAGCTTTTTGTCGATCTCGCCGAGATGCTCATCCTGCGATGTGGCCTTGCCGCGCTTTTTCTGTATCGCGCCGACGACGGCGTTGACGACCGCCGTCAGCGCGGACGAGCCGAGCACGGCACAGACGAGCGTAACGATGATGGTCTTGGTGTCCATGGCTATGTACCTTCTTCCGTGATCTTCTTCCACCCGTCCGGGTTGACGGACGGGGTGTAGACGTTGGCGGCGAGCAGGGACTCGTAGAGCTCGTCCTGCCACCAGCCGCGCTCTCCCTTGGCGAAGGCAAGGGTCGCGGTGATGGTCTCGGGGATGAGGCGGTAGCCCTGCTTGTACTGGATATCCTCCCAAAGGTTCGGGGCTGCGTCCGGGGTATTTTCGGCCGTGTCCCAGATGTCGACGGCTGCGCGCTTGATGCCGCCCTGCCAGCAGATGCGCGTGCCGGACTTGACGAGACTGCCGTCGCCCGTCAGCTGCGGGAACAGCTCCGGGGCCTCGGACGCGTCCTTGTCGGGCAGGCTGGCCGCGGCCGTCACGATGGCGGCGCGCAGGGTCTGCGCTCTGCTCTCGCCGATGGCGGTATAGACGGGCATGCCCATGAGGGTCGCGGCGGTGTGCTGGGCGGCGGCTTTTTCTGCCTCTGCCCGCTCGAGGGGCAGGGGCTTGCCCATTTTGACGGTGATGGTGCCGTCTCGGTTGTCGGTGATGGGACCGGCGAGGGTGAAGTCCGCGTAGTCGTCCATGTAGCGGTCCTCGGCGGTCTCGGTCGTCGACTTGACGGTTCCGTCCTCGTTCATCTGGACGTTGCCCTCTGCGTCCAGCACAGGGACGGCCGTGGTGTAGCGGTGGATCATGCCCCAGACGGCGCCGTCGCAGAATAGCGCCAGCGGGTCTGCAACCGCGCTCTTGTCGATGGTGACGGCGCGGCTCTCGCGCCCGCCCCAGTCGGCGTCGCGCATGCGGCCAGCGGCTGGTCGCGTCTCGATCTCCTGCCCTCCGATTGTGATGTACCAGGTGTCCATAAGTTCCTCCTGTCTATTGCTGCACGGCATTGGCCTGCAGCCATGCTAATAGTGCTCCTGTTGGCATTTCAGCGAAAGTCACTGTCCGGAATGCCTCTTGCGTCCAGCTCCCGTTGAAATATGCGTACCAAATATCGCCTGGCCCGTAAGAGTAAACAATGCTTGGCCGAGAGCCTGCAGTGATCATGAAGTAGTCGAATTTTTTCCCGTTTGATGTAAAATCAATGGCTTGCTCAAAAACCATTATTTTTGGGGACTCATTTATGATCCACGTCAGCCCGTCGCTGAACTTGACCTCATACGCCGTCCCATTCACCAGCGTTCGACCCCCCCCGATTTGGTAACTTGTACCAGCAATCAGGTCGGTGCCGCCTTTGATGGCGTAGGATGTGCCGTCTTTCAAAATGTGGTGTGTGCCCATGTGGTGCCTCCTTTATGCTGCCGGGCTGTAGGTGCCGTCGGGGTTTTGGATCACGGGGAAGGTTGCGGGGAGAGTGAAAGCGGGGCGGGAGCCGTGAGAACCGCCGTAAAAGTCGTTGTCGTAGAGATTGCCATCGGTGCCCAAGTAGTACACGGTGAGAGCGTGGACCGTGTACGGGGTGCGCGTCCACTGCGTGGCGGCAGAGCCATTGCGGTAGGCAATGGCAAGCTGACTGCACACCGCAGAGGCCAGCGCCGTGCCCTCTGTGTTGGCATCGCTTGCGGATTTGCCCAGCTCTGTAACAGACAGCAGGAACACTGCACGCTGGAGCGTGGTCACTGTGTAGTTGCCGTAGCCAGGGGTGTAATAGAACTTTGTCTTGCTGATCGCAGCCTGGATGTCAGCGTCCAGCAGCTTGAGCCAGGTGTTGTTGAGCCAGGTGTCCATAGAGCTGCCGGAGAAAGCATTGCTAGTGCTGCTGAAAGCGCGTTCGTCGTAGCAGTCCTTCCGCACCACCAGCGTCCGGCCTGCGCCGTTCAGGCCGCTTTCGTAATCGTGCTTGCAGACGTAGAACGGGACAGGGCTGCCGTTTTCGTTCAGCATGAGGATATCGCCGAGCGCGACGGTAGAAAGCGGAATGCCGCTCGAAAACGGGATATCGTACCCGGTGCCGTTCACGAGCACCCGGCCTTTCTTCTTCGCGTAGCCCGTGCCCCCGATCATCTCCCGCCCGCCCGTCACGGAATAGGCCGTGCCGGAGATCAATGTCTTGTGCGCCATGGGGCCTCCTCACTCATACTGCCAGTTGATGGCCATGTTCTCGGTCGGCGTGGTCTCCGCGGAGACCAGCGTCTGCTTTGTGATGTTGCCGGTCTTCATATAGTCCGTGCCCGCCACGGCCACCGCCCACGCCGTCGGCTTCCCGCTGGCGTCCACCGCCTTGACCTTGATCAGGTCCCCGACGGAAGCGCCGGAGGCGAGAATCACATCTTGCTTTCCGTTCCACGCGTCTTTGTTGCTGCGCACGTCGGCGATAGCCTCGTCGATCTGCGCGCCGGTAAACTGACTGTTGTAAGCCATACGATCACTCCTTCATACACAGAAAATCCTCGCCGTCCGCGGTCTTCAGCGCCTGCGACTCTCCCAGCGGGATAAAGCCGTAGTTGTCGTTCCAGCTGCCGTCCGCGCCCTGCGCGAACAACGAAATGCGGTATTCCCCATCACCGGAAAGCAGAAAATCGTCGTAAACCTCAAAGGTGCGCTGCGTTCCCGCCGGGGTCTGGGAGAATGACGCGATCAAAGCGCCCTTCCCGCGGCCCCAATCCTCGCCGGACTTCGTCGCGCGGCACTCGAAGGCCGTGTAGGCGATGTCCGACGAGAAGGAAACGGTGATCGAGTCGAACCCCGAGACCGCCGAGATCTTGTTGCCCGTGATGGAGAATGTCAGCTGCGGCGCGGCCATCAGGCGGCACTCCAGGTCCCGGCGGCGTTCTTGACGAAAACCTTGACGATCTTCGTGCCGTCGCCGGAAGACGCTGCCTCGAGGTCCGCGCCCTTGACAGTGACGTTGATGGCGGTGTTCTTCTTGTAGCCTCCCTCCGTGCCGCTGACGTTGGTGGAGCCGCCCGTCGTCGGGATCTGCGTGCCCGCCGTGTGCAGGCTGCTCGTCGCCGGAACGACGCGAATGGTGTATTCCTCAAAGTCCACGTCGCAGACGAAGGAGAACGCCGCTGCATCGTAGCCCGTGACCTTCGAGATCCTGCTCTTGTCGGGGCCGGTGATGGTCACGGCAGGAATCGACGTGTTGAGCGTGATCGTGTCGCTGACTGCGGCCGTTTCGTTGCCGACGTCGTCGCGCATCTTGACATAGATCGTCTTGAGGCCGTCTCCGTCGGGCAGCGTGATGGATTTTGTCTTGGCGAATGTCTCCCACGACGCTTCCGCCTCGGTCTCCGCCGTCTTCGTGCCCCAGATCTTCATCTGGTATCCCGTCGTTGTCTCGTCGGAGACAGAGATCTTCGCCGTGACGGTCGCGCTGGTCGCGTACTGTGCACCGTCGTTCAGGATCAGCGATAGGCCGGCAGGTGCCAGCGTATCAAGTGTCAGATTGAAAAAACTTGCCATCTGGATTTATCCCCTTTCTTCGCTTGTGAGTTCAATGTACAAAAATCCGCCCGGTCTTTCGTAGATGGCTTTCGTGCCCAAGTGGGCGGATTTGATGCCCATGGAGCCGATGAACAGCTCCAGAATGCGTTTGAGTCCAACTGCCAGCATGTTATCCCTCCAACAGATACAGTGTCCGCGCGTCCTTTTTGTCCAGCGCGTCATATTCGGATTTTGTCATCACGAGGATCGCGTCGATCTGTGCCGACTGGATGCCCCCGCCACCAGAGCCGCCGCCGGAGCTGCGGGCCTCGTTGATGGCGTCGACGAGGTTGCCCTTGTTGTAGGTCTTGAGGTCGTCCAGATCGCCGATCTGCTTCTGCAGCTGCGCCCAGACGGGCAGGGACGGGTCGGCGGTCTCGTCGCCAGACGGGTCCGCGCCCGGCTGTACCTTTCCGAGGCTCACCCAGACAGTCGGCAGGATGACGCCGCTTTCGTTCGCGCCATAGACGCCCACGCGGGCGTGGCGGCCCGGGACGGCTAGAACTTCGTGCGGGACGGGCACGGTATCCCCGTCCCAGTTCGCCGCCAGAACGTCGACGGTGGTCTTGCCGTTGGTAAAGACGGCGGTCTTCGTCAGCCCGTCCCATGCGGGTGAGAAGACGAACTGCACCGTCACGGCCTTGCTCATCCCCGCCGTCAAAAGCTCCGGCGGCGAACAGAGATGCGCGCACGCGCGGGAGCAGTGGATGGTGATCATGCGTTATCAGCTCCTTCTTTGCCGCCCGAAATGGCGGCTTTTTCTTTCCTATTGTGGTCTATCCAATCACAGTGCCGTTCACAAGCAGTTTCCCGTCGCTGTTGCACCTTAATGCTGCGTATTTGCTTGCGTTATAGCACAGCCAAACCCTATTTGCAGCCACCCCGTAAAACGGCACATTTGTCGCGCCGATGCTTTCATTCCCGTAAAGTGGCAGCAAGAAACTGCTTTTGACGTACATGCCGTAACCATCTTTTTTGATTCTGTCTGGCGGAGCGCTCTCTCCTCCGCTCCCGCCGCTGCTCGGCGGGCCGACGACGTACTCGACGACGTAGCTGCCGGAGATGCGGGCGACTTTGACGCGGTCGCCCGCGGCGAATTTGACGGACGTGTTGCACCGGTAGTGCTTGGTCGTGGCTTCGGTCTGTCCCTCGAGGATGAGGGACAGACCATCGTCATAGACCGCGCCGACGGTCGCCAGAAAGTTTTCCGGCAGGTTTTCGTCCGGCATGCTGATCGATGATACAAATAAGCTGTTGATGCCCTCCATCAGGCGATCACCGTCCTTTTCGCAGAGTGGGTCATGAGACTGCCGGGCTGCATGGTGACAGACCAGCCGGTCTCGAGATAGATGCCGCCGATCTCGTCGTGCGTCAGGGCGAGGATGTCGCCGACGCCGTGGCCCGGCTCGGCCAGCGTATAAAATGTGATCGTGCGCGTGGCCAGCAGCGATTCGTTGCGGCGCTTGTTTGCGTAGGCCTGCAGCTCCTCCTGCGAGGCGATGTTGTCCACCCGCTCGACGGAGGTGATGCGCATGCCGCGCTTGAAGGTGGATTTTTTGGACGCCGGATTGTCGTTGACGGCGGTCGCCACCATTGCTGCGTCCATATCCGGGTTGTTGCAGGTCACGACAAAAACGTTTGGTGCGTCAAAGATGTCCGTCTCGTCGGACCAGTCCTGCCCGGGGTGCTTTTCCGGGAGGAACAGGTCCGTCGTGCCGTAGCGCCAGTCGATGATGGCGGCGGATGGCTCCTGGTACGGCTCGAGGCGGCAGACACCGTCGGCGTCGAACCAGAGGTTCTCGTAGTTGATCTCGGAGAGCAGCGCGTTGACGATCGTCAGGTAGCTCGTGCCGATCGGCCAGTCCTCGCGGTCTGTGGCGAGGACTGCGTCGTTCGGCGCCGCGATCACCAGCGTGATGCCGCAGGCGGTCAGGAGCTTGCGGACTTCCGTGATGTAGGACGCTCCGGCCGCAAGATGCAGGAGCGTCTCTGTTTTTTGCGTGTACACCCGCCAGCAGCGGTCGTAAGCCTCGATCTCGACGCGCGTGCCGGAGCTGCTGCCCTTGTTGCTGACGGTCGCGGCCTGATAGATGCCGAGCGATGTTTCGACGCCGTTGATGCTGATCCACGGGCGCAGCTCGTCGGACTCCAGCTCCGCGAGATCGTTTGGCAGGAAGCTGCCCTTGAAGGAGCCGTGCAGGGTGGCTGTCCGGTCGCACATGATCTGCGGGGCGCTGCCGGTGTCCCATTGGAGGTGGGTGATGGGTGCGCCGTTTCTGAGCACGTCGACGCGGAAGCGGACGTCACGGGTCAAGGGCGATCGCCTCCTCCCGGTTTGTGTGCGAGATGGTAAAGGAATAGCGGCGCATGAACTCGTCGCAGTTGCTCTCGAGCGACGGGAGCGAGCCGATGACCATGTTGCCGTAGCGGTCCTTTAGGCAGACGAGGCGGCCGACAAGGGCCTCAAGCGCGAGGGCGGCGGCCCGCTGCGCGTGCGGCCAGGCGCAGGCGACGGACAGGGCGCGGTCGCGCTGCTCGCTGCGCTCCTCGACGGGGTAGGCAAGGCCCGCCAGATGGACGGTCGAGACCCCGGCCGAGAAGCTGGTGCGGTTGGTGCGCAGCTGCGTTTCGGACAGGCGCATCTCGAGCCAGACGCCGGTCTCGAGGTCGCAGATCATGTTGGTCTCGGGCAGGATCTCGACGGTATCCGAATTGGACACGCCGTAGTTGTCGCTTTCGTCGTAGCAGCCGCGGACGCGGTAGGTGACGCTGCCGATGCTGGTGTGGTCGATGTACTGCTTTTGGACGGTGCGGGCGATGGCCACGCCGTCCCGCTCGACGAGGTAAAAATCGTAGCTCCCGGCGGTCTGCCAGGTGAGCGCGGCCTCATGGCCGGCGGTGACGGTCAGGTTGATGGCCTCGCCCTCGGTGTGCGAGATGGGCAGCGCGGCCGCAGACCACTCGGACCACATGCCGTACTTGTTCTGCACGCGGACGCGGACGGTGTAGCTGCCGTCGGCGAGGTAGACCGGCGAGCGCCATGCCTTTTCCGTGCCGTAGACCGTGCCGGAGGCATAGCCGCTGGACAGCGTCAGCTGATAGGCCTCCTGCTCGGAGGTCTGCCAGGTGATGCGCGGGCGCGGGCCGGTGGACTGAATGACGATGGACGGCGCGGATGGGGCGTTGATGGCGATAAACTCTGCCTTGTCGCTCCACGCCGAGGCCGTGCCGTCGGTGTTGTAGGTGCGCACGCGCCAGTATTTCGTCCCGCTCGTAAAGGTGTTCGCGGGCACGTCGTAGTACTGATTTTCTCCGGTGACGGTCGCGAGCGTGTTCCAGGTTGTGCCGTCGGCGGACCACTGCAGGTCCGCCTTGCTCTGCGGCGTGCCGGTGGAAATGATGTGCTGCCAGCTAAAGCGGTTGACGATGGTGGCGTCGATGACGATGCCGGATGGGGAGACCGGCTTGCAGGACGGTGTGACGTCCGTCGTTGTGATCTCCTGCCATGCAGACGTTGTTGTCGTGCCGCTGTTCGCCGTCACCTTTACGCGCCACTCGATCGTCCCGGACGGGAATGTGTTTGCCGGGACCGTGCAAGCGGTCGTCGCGCCGGAGACGTTTATCGTTTTTGATGTGCTTGCGTTTTTTACGCGCCACTCAAAAACAGCGGAGGTTTGTTTTATCTCTGCGAAGCAGACCTGTGTGAGGTCTGTGTCGTCTTTGCAGGCCCACGTAAATGTATTCTTTTGCTTTCGATTTACGAATGCCCCAGAAGATGGCGCAAAGTCGCTTGCCTGTATTCCGACGTCATCGTCCGAATACTCACATTCCAAAAACGGTTTGTAGGACGACTTTACGCCATAAAAAATCGCTTCGGATGCGCGCCCGTCTCCTCCGCTCGAGAACGCAAATGCAAATCCGTTTCGCATTCCGCTCTCAAGGTTTTTCTTCCGGGCCGCTTCGTAGAGTGACATTGAGAAGACGACTTCCGCCTGTACGACCTGGTTAAGCTCACTCCATCTTGCAGACCCGACGCCGTCTCCATTGCCATATAGTTTCGGCTGCGTCGCGTATGTTACCGTGCTTGTATCGAGCGGCTCTGCCAATCCTTGCCCGTAAGCCGCTATATACGCGGAGCCCCAACTCCCTAAAATTCCAGCCGTTGGCATTGCATATATTACAAGCCTTACCATTGTAACGCGCTTGTATTTGTACGCAGCTGCTGGTTCTCCAAATTTCAGTAGAATATTATCCCACCCGTCGTACGATCCGGAATGGTTTGTAAACGGCTCCACATACAACTTGTACTGTGTAAGATCCGAATAGTTTGTGTTCGGGTGGTTCTTCGCGACTGCTGTCGAGCCGCTTGCCTGCACTGTAAACGTCGGCATTTACTTCGCCCCCATTCTGGTTGTGATGCGTGCGTTTTTGGCGATGCGGAGGATGGTGTCGAGGTCTTCGACGTGGTCGACGTAGACGGTGGTGTTGTAGGTATCGCCGGAGGTGTAGCGGGTCTCGCTAGCCGTCTGGATGCGGGAGCCGGAGGGGAGATATATCCGCTCAAGGCCGTTCTCGTTGACCCGCGTCCAGCCGCCGGACCAGTTGTCCGTGCCGGCGGCGTTGCCGCCCAGATACCGCCTGCGCCATTCGTCCTCGGTGATACCGAGGGTCGACGAGTCGCCGCGGGCGACGGCCTCTTCGTAGGCCTTGGAGAGGTCGGACGCGCTCTGGCCCCACTGCTGCTCGTTGTAGCTGTCGAGCAGGTTCTGGTAGTTGTTTCCGTTGCCGCTGCTGTAGCCGAAGCCCAGCGCATGCTTCATCTGGCCCCAGCCCTCGCTGATGTGGCCGGTGCCGAAGTTGATGACGCCTTTGAGCAGCTCCGCCGCGTCGGCCATGAGCGCCATGACCTTTGCCAGCGGCTGCAGCGCCTTGGTCAGCGCCGGGACGCGGTTGTTGGATAGGTCGGACATGGGATTGAGGATATCACCGACGGTCTCAAGCAGCATTCCGAAGGCGTCGACGATGCCGGAGTCCTTGATCGCCTTCCCGAGATCCTTTACGCCCTGTGTCGCGTCGCCGTAGAATTCCTCTAGGTACGGCGCGAACTCGACGGCCAGTTGGTTTTTCACGCCCTCCTGCGTGTTCTGCAGGCGGGAGTAGGCGTCGTCGACGGCCTGAAGCGATTTGAGCGCGTCGTTGTCCAGCACATAGCCCATGTCGTGGGCTTCCTGCGCGTATTCGCGCAGCTTGTCTCCGCCAAGCTCAATGATGGGGTTCAGCTCCTGTGCCGACTCCGACATGAGATCCATGGCCAGTGCGTCCCGCTCGGCCTGGTTTTTCATATCACCCAGCGCGTCGATGGTGTCGTAAAAGACGTCCTGCGCGCTGCGGAGGCTGCCGTCGGCGTTGGTGATCTCTACACCCAGACGCTGGTACGCATCATAGGCGTCGCCGGTGCCCGCTGCGGCCTCCTGCATTTTGTTGGTGGTCTCCTTGAGGCTGTCCTTGATCCGGTCGAGTGAGACGTCCGTGAGGTCGGCCATATAGTTGAGCTCCTGCACGGAGTCGGTCGTCATGCCGGTCACGGAGGCGAGCGTGAGCAGATCGTCTGCATTCGAGGCTGCTTCCTTCGTCATGGAGGTCAGCGCCTTTTCCGCCTTGACGATCGCCGCAGCGACGGCGGCAAAGCCGCCCGCAACTGCGATTGTCGTAGTGTCGAGCTGCAGCATGCCGTTCATGGACGTTTTCATGCTGTCCGGCAGCTGGATCCCGAGCTTGGAGGTCAGGCTGTTCACCACGTCGCCGAGGTTGCCCATCTCCTTGCCGGAGTCGGCGATCTTCTGCTTGTTTTCGTCGACTTGATTGTTGAGGCTGTTCAGATCCGCCTCGGCGTTGTTGAGGCTGGTCTGCCACTGCATGGTGCGCTTGTCTGCCTCGCCGTATCTCTCGGCGGACTGCTGCAGGGCGGCACGCAGATACTCGATCTTTTCGGTCTGCGTGGAGATTTTGCGCTCGAGCACGTCGTTTTTGGCGCTCAGCGCCTCGACGCTGTCGGCGTTCTGCGCGTAGGCCGACTGCACCTTTCGCATCTCCGAGTCCAGCACCTTCATGCCGCTGCCGATCTCGGAAATGGCCTGCTTGTATTCTTTTTCGCCCGAAAGCGTAAATCTTGTGTTGATGTTTGGCATATTATGTGCCTCCGTTGATGTAGGCGGACAGGCTCTGCGGCTCTTCCGGCTTTTTGGGCGGCTCCAGTGCGTCAAGCAGGAGCGTCAGGCGGCGCGGGCTCATGGTCTTCCAGAAGTCCCGCTCCGGCAGGTGCAGCCGGAACAGCCAAATGGCAAGATAGCCGGGGAAATCAAAGCCGTTCGGCTTCGGTTCCCCCGGCTGTGTCAGTTTTTTTCGTCTTCCTGCGGTTTCGTTTCGGCCCCCGCGTTCTTCAATACTTCGGCCCGAACCAGCGGATAGATCAGCTTTCCGGCCTCTACAGTCTGCGCGAGCGTGAGCTTTCGGCCCAACTGCTTCCGCGTAAATACCAGCGGCAGTCCGTTTTCATCCTTAATCCCCTGCGAGTCTGCCGCGTCGGTCAGCATACCGGCTAGAAATGCCAGTGTGCTCTTGATCCCGCGGACCCGGTCGAGCGCCTGAAGAAGATTCCCGTCATACTCGTCCTGCACGTAGGCAATGACGTTCATGTTGCAGGAGAGCCGGTAGACCCGGCCCTCAAGTTCATAGTCGACGGTGTTGAGCTTGGTCGTCTCCATCACGTCTCACCCAACTTTCCCTTGATCCATGCGACGGCGGCCTCTGCGGTGTCGACGGTCTCGATCTCGAGCAGCAGCTCGTCGGCGGAGTCGTCGGCGAGGAATTCGCCGGTCGTGGTCGGCGTGTTGAACTGGATGTTCTCGCCCTTGGTCTGGTAGGACAGCGAGGGCGGGCCGAACAGCACTTTCGGAACCCAGACGCAGGTGTATTTGGTCACGCCGTCGATCTTATCCGGCGCGTAAAAGCCGACGCCGACATAGTTTGCGATGTCTTTTGCCGAGAATTTCAGATTTTCCTTGCTCGTATCGGATGTGCAGCCGTAGAGCATGGCCTGTGCGGCCTTTTTGATGTACTTGACAGCCAGCGAGATCGTGCCGCCGGTGGCAAGCTTGATATACTCGGCAAGCTTGGATTCCGCGTACAGGCGGCCCTCGGCGAACTTGAGTTCCAGCTGCGCGCTCATGGCGTCGCCGACGTCGGTCGGCTCTGTGTAGGTCACGGTGCCGGACGTGTTTTTATACTTTCCCGCCCGGATGCCGCGTAAGTCAAAACTAGGCATTTACAATAGGCCCCTTTCTTTCAGCTTTTGTGTAAGGATCTTTTCGAGCTCCGCGTTTACGCGCTTCTGCGCGTTCCTGACGCCCTTTGTCCAAAAATAAGTTCCTGTGATCTGCCCGTACTCCTTCGCGCGGCCGTAATTCAAAACAAAAAGCACGGTCGCCCTGCGCGTTCCGTGCTCGTTTTTGCCGACCGCCGTGATGGTGATATACGGATCTCCGTTTTTGTCCTGCTTGATGGTTTTGCGGTATTTCACGCTGGAGGCGTAGGCTTCCGTTCGGAACCCGCTCGCCCGGACGGCATTTTGCAGCTCCTCGACGATGATATCCCCGGCGGCGTATAAAAGCTCCTTCTGCGTTTCGTCGTCAAATGCGTTGGCCTTTTGGAGCGTCGCCATGAGCTCATCCGTTCCTGAAAACGAGATCTTAGCCATATTCCGCGCCCTCCGTTTCGGCGATGAGCGCAATCTGCGTGCGGCCTGTTTCCTTGTCGTAGGTTTCCATGTCGATGGTGACGATGTAGCCAGCGGCCTCCAGCGCGGCTTTTACGCGCTTTAAAAGCCCGGCGGCAAAGCCCTCGGCGAAGATGGAAACGGCGTACTGCACGCCGGTCTCGGCCTCTCCGCCCTCGGCGTAGATCTGGCCGGACTGGCCGAGCAGCTGATAGGTGATGTAGGTTTCTTCCCCGCCCTTGTATGGCGGATGGCAGACCGGAACGCCCAGGCTTGATAGCGCCTCATAGATCATCATGCGCCGTCCCTCCGTTTGCAGGTCAGCTCGATTTCCTCTGTTTCCTGCCCGTAGCTGCGGACGACGTCAAAGACGTCGGAGCCGCAGACGAGCTGCTGCTCGCCGCCGTATTCCGCGCTGTGCATGCGGAAAATTGCGTCCGTGCGCTTGCCGGCTTGCGCGGCCTGATAATACTCGGCGCGGTTTACGGACTTGCGGGCAGCCCAGACGGTGGTCTCCCGCTCGAGCTTTTCCGTCGTCTGGCCGTTTACGATGGGGTAGGAGAGCAGGCGCAGCGTGATTTGCGTATCAAAGATCACAGCACGCGCCTCCTGTTCCGCCGCTGGTTGGGACTGCCCGGTAATCGTCCGAGAGTCCCATGGCGTCGCGGATATCTGCAAAGCAGGTCTTCCATTCCTCGCCCCGGCCGCAGAAATCATGCTGCCAGCGGACGTATGCGCGGACGGCGTCCTTTACCAGCGGATCTTCGTCCGCTCCCTCTGCGCCCGCAAGGTGCAGGCGCATGAGACAGGCGTCGATCTCGTCTTTGAGCTCATCGTCAAGGGCGTTTGTGGTCAGCCGCAGGGCGGTTTTTGCAACGTTGATCAAAGCCAATGGTTATCCCTCCCTGTTGGCCGCGCGCCGTCAGGCTTTCTTCTTGGTCAGCGTGACGAGGCTGTTCGTGTCTACACACTTTCCGTCTACAAGTGCCAGCGCGACGGTCACCTCGTCATCGGTCGCGTTGTCGGTGTACTTGCGGAAGGTCATTCCAAGGTTTTCATTCCAGAGATAGTCCTTGAAGTTGAAGATGAACGCGAAGATCGTGTCTGCGGTCACGCTCGCGGTGAAGGACGGCAGATAGTCGCCGACGAGGACGACCTCGCGGCCAAAGAGCGAGTAGACCGGCTTGCCGCTGAGTCCATAGTTGACGCGGGCGACGGGCTGCTTCTTGTCGTCCACCATGCCGACGATCTGCTCAAAGAACGTCTTCTTCGTCATGCACCAGACGGCGTCTGTATCATAGGCCTGCGGCAGGAGTGCTTCTGCCTTGACCAGATCGGTGTACGCCAGCGCGGTCGTTGCGGCAGCGATGTCGATGTTCTGGCCGGTCACGACGGTCTCCTTGGTGATGCCCTTCGGCTGGCCGGAGCCAGAACCGCTGATGATGGCCTGTTCCTCGGCCTTTACCATGGCCTCGGCCACGTTGGCGACAAACTGCGATTCAAACATCGGGTAGGTCACGATGGATACCTCAAGCGACATGGAGATCGCGCAGCGCAGCTTGTGGTAGGCGAACGTGATGGAGCCGAGCGCCTTTTTCTGCTTGTCGGAGCCTGCGCCCTCGGCAACCCAGGAGGCCGTCGGCTTGGCCGAGCTGGTCGGAACGGTCACGCCGCCCTTGTAGGACGTGTGCGTCACGCGCGGCAGGATCATGCCGGTCGCTTCGATCTTCTCGTAGATCTTCTGCAGCGTCGTGGTCGGGATGGCTGCGCCGACGTCGGAGGTCTTGGTGTTTGCGTCCACATTGGTCAGCTCTGCCGGGATCTTCTTGCCGGTCAAAACGTAGTTCATAAAGGCCCGCTTGTACTCGTCGGTATCGTACCGGTCGAGCACGTCCGGAGTCTTTGCTGTGCCGGACAGGTCAACGGACTGCGCTGCCGCAGCCGGGGCCGCTACCTTCTGGCCCGCAAGGGCGTTGAGGTTTGCCTGAATCTTGGCTTCCTCCTCAAACTTGGCGTCGAGGGCTTCGACTTCTTTCATCTTGGCCTGCGCCTCTGCGGTCTTGCCTTCGTCCAGCAGCTTCTGGGCGTCGTCCATGAGCTTCTGGCGCTGGATGTTGTAAAATTCCTTTGTCATTTCAATTCTCCTTTGAGTTTTAAAAATTTCAGTTTTGCTTCTGCCTGCGCCCGTTCGGGCATAAAAAAATCAGGCTCTGCGGCCTGACCTTTTAAAAAGTTTTCCGCGCGCCGGAGCGCGTCTTCGCTGAGCATGCCGGAATAAAAATCCGCCGCGAGCGGCTTCTGGCCGGTGTCCGGCTGCATCACGCGGTCAACGAGTCCGAGTTCTACGGCCCGCTCCGCTGTGATCCATGTTTCTGCGTCCATCATGGCGGCGATCTCCGCCTCCGGCCTGCCGGTCTTTGCGACGTAGGCCGAGATGATGGCGTGGTTGGCGTCGCGCAGCGTCCCTGCGGTGTGCTCCATCTGGCGGTAATCGCCGCTGGCCTCTGTCTGGACGTTGTGGATCATCATCATGCCGGTAGGCGTCATTTCTGATTCTCCCGCCATAGCGATGATGGACGCGGCCGAGGCTGCGAGGCCTACAATGCGGATGTGGACGCCGCCTGCGTAGCTGCGCAGGGCGGTGTAGATCTCGCTTGCGGCGAAGATCTCGCCGCCGCCGGAATTGATCTCGACTTCCGCCCGCTCGCCGTTGCCCTTGGCAAGTGCGTCGGCTACGGATCTTGGGCTCGTCGCCTCCATTCCGTAAAACTGATAGAAGCGGTGCAGGTTGCTGGATACGATGGGCCCGCGAATGCTGATCTTCATGTGGTTTCATCTCCTTTCTGCGTGGTGTTCCGGTCGACCGGCTGCGTGTCCAGTCTGCGGATCGGCTTGTCTCCGCCGTCTACCGGTGCAAGATTGAACGCACGCCGCCATTCGTTCGGCGTCAGCGCGCCTCGGTCGACCAGCTGCAAAAGGTTCAGCTTTGTCGAGGTCGACGCGAAATCCCACGCGGACGCCTCAAATACGATGCGATTCCCGCAGCCGCGCTCGCGCCGGGAGAATAGCTTGCGGGTGTACTCGCCGCTGAGCTGCTTCAGCACCGGCTCGATCTCGGCGTCAAAATACGCGCTCTGTTCGTCCTCCGTCGCAATGGACGTGACGATATGCGGGTTGGTGTTAAACAGGGCATAAATGCGCTGCGTGGTTTTGTCCATCTGGGCGGCGTTCGGGACGTAATCCTTCGGGTCAATCTGCTTCGCCTCTGCCTTTGCGTCTACGGCCGCGACGCCCGTGCCGTTGGAAACATTGAGGAAGCTGTCGGCAAAGTCCTGCGCGCGCTTCTTGATATCCTCCGCGCGCATGGAGGCTGCGAACATCAAAAGCCAGCGGATGACGGCGCTATTCCGGATGGCCTTGACGATGCCCTGATCCGTCGTGGTGACGATCTCCATCAGCGGCACAATGGCCGGAGCAATGGGGTCGCCGAAGATATCATTCTCGTAAAAGTCCCCGCGCAGGTGGATGATATCGTCATAGGCAAACGTCAGGACGCTGCCGTTCTGCATGTAAAATTTCAGATACAAATTTCCGCCCGCGTCATAGACAGCGTCTGCCTGCATGGCCGCGACTGGAAAAATGGCGTTCGGCAGGCCGTTTTCATCCCGCAGGATCACGGCGAAGGCGTTGTTGTTGAGGACCAGCTGCGCGGCCAGCTTCTCCTGCAGCAGCTGGCCTGTCATGTACTGGTTCGGTTCCTCGAGCAGGAACCGGATATACGGCTCCGGATTGACGGCGAGCTTCCGCGCCGAGGCCGTGACTGTCTCCCGGATGTGCTTTGCCGTCAGCTTGCCGATGGCCTTGATCTTGGGCCGGATGCAGGCGCGGACGATATCGGATTGGTACATCTTTCCGTTGTAGCTGTAAAAGCCATTCCCGCGCTCCTGCACCATCTGAACGGTCGAAACGCGCTTGGTCGTCGTGATATTCGTCAGGAGGTTTTTAAAAAATCCCATTGTCTCACTCCTAGAGCATACTGGTGTATTCTGCCTGCTTCTGATCGTAGATCGTGTAGGCATCGAGCAGGGCCGCCGTTCCGTCAATGCGGCGCGTGGATTTGCTCGTTTTGTGCGGCTGGATATTGCCGTTTTTATCCTCGTCGTAGGCGGTGTTTGCCATGCACCACTTGTCAATCGGGTTGTTGTTGTAGATGATCCGCTTGGACTCCAGATCGTTCCCGCAGCGCTTCATCGGCTCGGACAATGTTTTAACGCCCTGATGCACGGGGATCATGGCCTCTTCTCCAAAGTAGTCCGCCATGCTGTCCGTCCAGTAAGCCGCCGACCACGCATCATAGCCGATAAAGGGGATAAAAATATCGAGGTCTTCCTGCACCTCGACAAACCATGCTTTGACGTCCTCATAGCGGATCTTGTTTCCCTCTGACAATCTGAGCAGCCCGCGCTCGTGCCACTTGTCGTATGGGATCTTATCTTCCTTGACGCGCTTTTTCAAGAGATCCTGCGGCAGCCAGTACATTTGCAGCACGAACAGGATCTCCGGCAGCTCCGGCACCTGAAACAGCACCTTCGCCGCCGTCAGGTCTGTCGTCTTTGAGAGGTCTGCGCCGCCGATGCCGTATCGCGGGTAGGAAAGCACGCGCTCCTGCGTCTTGCCGTCCGCCATGTGGTGCTGCCAGATCAGGCGGCGGTTTTCCTTGTCGAGCTGGAAGGTGTCGCGGTTGTCCAGCTGCTCAAAATTGAGCCAGGCTTCGCTGGAGGTCTCGCGGATGTTGAAATCCTTGCAGACAAGATTTCGGACGAGGGCCGGGTTTTTCTCCGCCCGCTCGACCCGCTCTTTGAGGGCCGTGTAGGACTTGATCGTCCCGAGGCCCGGATTTGCCTTTTTCCAGCAGTCCGGGTCTGTCCACTCGCTGCGTTTGTCGAGCTCGTAAATAAACGCGATCCGGCGCGGGTCGTGGTACCCGTCCGGATCTTCGTAGCCGTTTATGATGCGCTCGGCCTCTTCGTATTTTTCGTCGTAGATATCTTCTCGAATGGTGCCGGCTGTGGAGGTGATGAATCGCAGCGGCTGTGCGCGGGCTTGATCGCCGTCGGCAATGATGTCGTACAGCGGTCTGCCGTTTTTCCACTGATGGATCTCGTCCATCATGGCCCCGTGGATATTCAGGCCGTCGAGCGTGTCGCTGTCCGAGGACAGCGGCTTGAATACGCCGTCGTTATAATCGCTGTCCACCTCGCCGACCAGACAGCGCGTCCGTTTGCGCAGCGCCGGTGATTTCTGCACCATGCGCTTTGCTTCCTGCCAGATGATCTTCGCCTGGTCTCGCTTGGTGGCCACGGCGTAAACCTCTGGGCCAGCCTCGCCGTCCGCCAGCTGCAAATACAAACCGACGCCTGAGGCCAGCAGCGACTTGCCGTTTTTCTTTCCGACAATGAGGATCGCTTCGCGGTACTGCCGGTTTCCTTCAATGTCGATAAAGCCAAAGATTGTCGCCAGCAGCGCTTTTTCCCATAGCTCCAGTTGGACGAGCTGGCCGCCCGCCTTGCCCTTGGAGTGGTGGCAGTAGTTTTCAAAAAATTCTAGGACGTGATTGGCACGTTTCGGCGAGTAGTAAAACTCGGAGTTTTCCGCTCCCAGCTGCTCTACAACGTGCCGGTAGGTCTTCTGGACTTTCAGGCTGACGGCCTCGCGGCCCGACTGGATCGCGTCCCAATACTCGAGGATGGGGTTGTAGGTCTCCGGGTAGCGCGTGAGTTTCATTCCTCGTCACGCTCCCGGACAAAGCTTGCAAAGCCGTCGTCCTCCTGCTTCGGCGCGGTGTCCGGCTTCGGCAGGAGCGCCGTGAGCTGCTTAATGATCTTCTGGTAGTTCGCGTTTGTCGAGTTGTATGCCTGCCCGATGGGCCGGGCGCGATCATAGGGCTCCAATCGCTCCGACTGCTGGAATTTCTCCGTCCAGCCGTTTTCCCGCAGGTCGTCCGCCATATCCTCGCACTCGATGCGCATAAAGGCTGCCTGATCGATGAGTCCCGCGACAGTCCCGGCCGCTTCCTTCGGCAGAAGCTTGTAGATCCTCCGGAGTCTGGTCTTCTCGGCGCGGATACGCTGTTCCTTTGTCTTTTCCTGCCTGTTCGCCACAAAAACCGCCTCCTTTTCGCGTGATTTTTGCCGTCTGTCCGCGCGTGCGCGTAGATTACTTATCGCCGCGCTTTTGTAGGGGGGCCTCGTGAACGGCCTGCGTATTCTTCCGAGGCAGACTCCGGAGGATCTACAAGCTTCTGCCGAAG